CGGCGGCAACCGCTGCATGCGCTGGCAGATGGGCTGCGCTGTGGTGTACACAGACGTGAACGAAAACAAGCGCGTTACTAAGGAAAAGCAGGAAAACAAGAAAGTGGACGGCGTGATTGCCAGCATCATTGCAATGAACGAATACTGCCACACACTGGGCGCCGACGATTTCTTTTTCGACGTCTTGGATTTGTAACGTACCTTGCTTATATTATAGCTTCACTCGCACTGCATGGCCACACTAACAGACCGTCTCAGCGCCTTGTTCCGCTACCGCGTGGGCAAGTTTAACAGTCAGACATTGGAGGCCGAGTTAGGTATTAACCCAATTGTGCGCAGCGGCGTCAATGTTACCGAGCAGAGCGCACTGGCTATTAGTACAGTGTACGCTTGCATAAACAAGATTGCGAGCACAATCAGCAGCTTGGGCTTGGAGATTTACGTGCAGGACGGGCGCAACATGGAGGTGGCCAATCAGCACCCAGCGTACGACCTAATCACGGCAGCGCCTAACGAGCATCAAAACGCGTACGACTTTTGGGAAACGCTGATGAGCAGTGCGCTGATGTACGGCTGTGGCTATGCCATTATTGAGCGGAACGCACGAGGTTATGCAGAGCGCCTCGTACCTGTGAGCTATTACGACGTGGACGTGAAGGAGGTTGAAGGCGAGCGCGTGTTTGTCATCCGCGACTACGGCGCTGTGACGCAGGACAACATGCTGGAGATTTCTTGCATGAACAAGATGTCGCCAATCCGCTTGCACCGCGAAAACATGGGCCTGGCCAAGGCGGCGCAGGACTTCGGCAGCGAGTACTTTGGGCAGAAGGGCCAGATGACTGGCGTGCTGGCCTCAGACCAGCCACTCCGCAAGGAGCAGATGGACGTGATTCAAAACAGCTGGAACCAAAGTGCAATGAACGCAGGCACTAAGCTGCTGCCGTTTGGCTTCAAGTATCAGCGCATCACGATCACGCCAGACGAGGCGCAGTTTATTGAGACGCGCAAGTTCCAAGCCGAGGAGATTTGCCGCATCTACAGCGTGCCGACGTCGCTTGTGCAGCTGCCGTCGCAGACGACCTTTAACAACGTGGAGCAGCAAAACTTGCAGTTTGCACGTCACACGATTGCACCGTGGGCGAAGCGCATTGAGCAGGAGATTGACCGCAAGCTGATTCAGAGCTTTGAGCGGCCAGAGGTGTACAGTAAGTTTAATATGAACGACCTGTACCGTGGCGACCTTGCAGCTCGCACCAACTTTTACCAGCAGATGCTGCAGAGCGGTGTGATGAGCATTAACGAGGTGCGGGCCAAGGAGCAGATGAACCCTATTGAGCAGGGCGACCGTCACCTGGTTCAAATTAACCAAATCGCGTTGGACCGCATTGGCGAGTACAGCGACAAAGTTTCTAACGATGGAGGACAATCAACAGTATAAACACGCTGAGAAGCGGACGATGGGCACGATTGAGGTGCGCGAGGCCGACAGCGACGACATGGTGCTGGAAGGATACGCTGCTGTGTTTAACAGCGAGACGGACCTTGGGCACTTCCGTGAGGTAATTAAGCCAGGCGCATTTGACGACGTTATGACTGACGACGTGCGCGCGCTGATTAACCACGACCCGAATTTGATTCTCGGACGTACCGAGAACGGCACACTGGAATTGAGCACAGACGAACGCGGGCTGAAGTACCGCGTCAAGCTGGGCAACCAACAGTATGCGAAAGACTTCTACGAAAGCGTTAAGCGCGGTGACATTAGCCAGAGCAGCTTTGCCTTTACAATCAAAGACCAGAGCTGGAACGAGGAGCGCACCGTGCGCAGCGTAGATAAGGTGCGGCAGTTGTTGGATGTGTCACCTGTGACCTATCCAGCATACGCAGCCGCCACGGTGCAAGCGCGTGATCAACAGCTTGAGCTTGACGACGCTATCGCAGAAGCGGTGGCTGATACAGATACAACTACAAACGAACCACAAATTCAAGAACACATGAATCTGAACGAGATGAAGGCGACTCGCGGCAAGCACGCAGACCGCTTTGAAGAGTTGGTCAACGTCGCAGAAACTGAAAACCGCGACTGGACCAACAACGAACAAGAAGAAGCCGACCTCTGCAAGCGCGAGGTTGAGCGCCTCGACGGCAAGATTGCACGCCGCCAGGCACACGAGGACATGATTGCACGCCAGGCCCAAATGGGCGGCGCGTCAGTGTCAGAGGCCAAGGAAATTAACAAAATCAACCGTTCTTTCAGCCTCAGCCGTGCTGTGCAAGCTGCAAGCTTTGGCAAGGCACTCGAAGGCGCAGAAGCTGAGTGGCAGCAGGAAGCTGCTAAAGAGTACCAGATGCGCGGCTTGCAGATGAGCGGCCAGATTGGTATCCCTGCCTCGGCTTTGTTCCGTGCTGGTGGTGCCGACGACTTCCAAGCTGACAGCGGTGACGGCTCTGGTTTTGTTGCTACTTCTGTTCCTGGCGTAATTGACGCTTTGCGCACTCCAACTATGGCTGAGCGCGTCGGTGTCACTACTATTAACAACGCCACTGGCAACCTGAAGTTCCCACGCGTTTCTGCCAAGGCTGCAGGTACTGAAGAAACAGAGGTTTCTGCTGATGCTGCGTCTGGCTTGGAGCTCGACGAGGTGACACTTTCGCCCATTCGTGTGGCTGCAAACACCAAGTACAGCAAGCAGTTGATTCTGCAGGGCGGTGCTCAGGTGGACGCCATGATTTCACGCGAGTTGGCTGCTGGTATCAATGAGACCATCGACAAGGCTGTGTTTGCTAAGGCTGCTGCTACGGCTGGCACCATTGTCGACAAGGGCGACGTTGCGCTGGCATCTTCAGACGTGTTTGCCATGCAAAAGGCTGTGTTGGCCGCTGGTGGCGATTTGTCACGCTGCGCATTTGTTGGCTCACCTTCTGCAATGGAGATTGTGAAGGGCGAGGCTGCTGTCGCTTCTGTCAGCGCTTTGGTCAACAACAACAGCATTGACGGCTACAGCACATACTTCACACCAAACTTGGTCGACGCTGATGCTGGCGGCGCTGGTTTGGGTGCTTTGTTGTTTGGTGACTTTAGCTTGGGCATGGTGTTGGCGTTCTTTGGTGGTATCGACCTCTTGGTTGACCCATACAGCAACGCAGGCACTGCGCAGATTGCTTTGCACGTGAACAAGTTCTACGACGTGGACGTGCGCCAGGCGGGTGCATTGGCCTACACCAAGGACTTCGCATAAGATTGACTAACACGGGAAGCCTGGCGATTGGGCTGGGCTTCCTTTTTTTTACATTACCATGCACGTAGTACGTCCAGCACACACATCAGGCACAGGCGTCGTCTCATTGGCGGACGCCAAGGAGTTTTTGCGCGTCGACTCAAGCGATGAGGACACTACAATCACGGCGCTTTTGAGCGCGGCGGTGGCATGGGTTGAGGACTACTGCAACCGCAGCTTCACAGCAGGCGGGTCTGCAGTGTTTCACGTTGAACGGTGGCGCAACGCAGCGCTGGCTTACGGGCCAGTGACTGCTATTACACACGTCAAGTACGACGACACAACAGGCGCAGAGCAGACGCTGGACACAAGCAAGTACTACATCGGCGCCGCCACAGACGGCAGCATGATGATTTACTTTCACGACACGCCAGACCTGGAGACATACAACGCGCACCCAGTACGCGTGACTGCTGTGGTAGGCGTCACGGCATCGGCCAACGTAATACACGCCGTGAAAATGCTGGTGGCGCACTGGTACGAGAACAGGCGCGCAGTAGTGACGGGCACAATTACGGCAACTATTCCAATCGCAGTCGAGTCGCTGCTTAGTGTTGAACGCATTATTGACCACAGGCAGTGAACATCGGGTTTCTAGATAGACGCATTGTGATTCAGAGCGCATCGCGCACTGCGGACGCGTACGGCCAAACTGTGCCGTCATGGTCTACCTATGCTACGGTCTGGGCTGCGCTGGACAACAAGAGCGCCAGCAGCGCCGTGTTGCAGGAGCAGGAGACTAGCACCAATCGCGTGACGTGGCGCGTGCGCAGCAGCACGGAGACGCGCGCTGTGACGCCAAAGTATCGCATCAGCTACGACGGCGACATCTACAACATTTTGGCTGTGCAGGAGATTGGCCGCAAGAACGAGCTGCACTTTATTACCGAACGCGTAGTTTCTGAGTGATGGCGGCTATTAAGATAGACGGCATGAAGGAGCTAGAGCGCAAGATTGAGCGCCTGGCCAAGTGGAGCGAGAAAGACGCACAGAAGCTACGTGCCATTGACGAGCGCGTGGCCGAGGTGTACAATGTCGCGCTGCGTGCCAACATCAAAGACAGCCCTGTGGACGTCAAGGTGTACCGCAGTGGTGAGCTGCGGCAAACAATTAAGCCAGGCACACTGCGGCGCAGCATTAAGACGTTTAGGCGCAGCAACAAGGCGATTACGTTGGCAGGACCAAAAACAAGCCGCCGCGGATCGCGCAGCAAGACTAACAGGCAAAACGGTTGGTTTGCCGCCATTGTGGAGAACGGCAGCGGCTTTGGCCCATCACGCAGCACAGGCCTGTTTGAGCGCACACAGAAGGCCACACGCAACCGCATGCAGCAGCTGCGCAACCGGTTGCTCCGTCAGGAATTTGAACGCTTTATGAGATGAAGGTAGGAGCGGCCATATACAGCATGCTAAAAGACGACAGCGCAGTGTCTGCGTTGGTCGGCACGCGTATTTATCCAGAGCTGGCAGAGGAGGGCGCGGCTACGCCCTACGTCGTTTACAGCGTTGTGAGCAACACGCCGATCGACACCAAAGACAGCGCGCCAGTAGACGAGGCGCAGCTTGAAGTGTTTAGCGTGGCTAACACGTACGCGGCAGCCAACGACCTTGCAGATAAGGTGCGTGCGGCATTGTCGCGGCAGAGCAAGAAAGTCTACGGCACAGTTACTGTGCAGTCTGTCAAGTACACAAACGAAGTGACGGAGGTGAGCGCAGCACGCGACATGTACATCAGCGTGCAGGACTACACTGCGCGGTTGACGCCAGTTATTCCGAACCTGTTGCTTGAGCAGTATCCAGGAGCCTACGCTGCTTACAGCTTGCGCCGTGTACGTGGCGAGTACACAGGGCCAGCTATTAAAGTGCGCAATGACAATGGTGGTGTCACTTTAGATATTGGATTTAATGCTGACGGCACATTGGACACAAGTGCTTTATTGGCCTTGTACAACGGTGCAGCCATTCGAGTGCAAACGCTATACGACCAAAGCGGCAACAATAGGCACACCACACAAACAGACCCAACTGAGGCGCCTGCAATTGTTTACAGCAATGGCAATTTGATTGCATTAGACAGTCAACCAGCTATGCAGTTTTTTGGTTCCGATGATGAGCTGCCATTTGACAACACAGGGCTTGACATTGGCAGCTTGTCTGCATTTGCAGTTGGCAAATTTCAAGACACAGCCGACACAGAGTATTTGTTAGCTGTTAGTGGCAACGCTGGAGGAGACAAAAGATTCCAAGTGCCTGTGCTATTTAACAGCAATTTTAATTATGCCTATGGAGGCAGCGTCAGCGGCATAAGCACCTCAGCAAACACGTCAAAAAATTTGCATACAATGATTGCAGGCAGCACGCAGGGCAATGCGCAGGCGTTTTTGAATGGCAGCAATCTTGGTAGTTTAGATTTAGCTTCAGGCATTGACACTGACGACAGCGGCATTGGCAGCCTTAACGGTTTTGGACATTTAGATGGCTTTATCCAGGAAATAATTGTGTACGCTAGCGACCAAAGCGCCAACCGCACAGGCATCGAGTCAAACATTAACACGCACTATAGCATCTACTGATGAACGACTTTTTACTACAAAACTGGGCAGAGCTAACACTAGCTTTCCTCGCATTCTTGAAGGTGGCGGTGAATCTTGCGCCTTCAGAAAAACCACGCCAGGTATTTGGATATATCGATACTTTGGTTAACATGATTATCGCAGATCGCATCAAACCCAACAACGAGAAATAATGGCAGCAACAGCAGGAATTATGAACGGCTCCCAGCTTCGGGTGTCGTTCGCAAACGACGGAGTGGCACCAGTACTGGTCGACCACCTCACAGATTTGTCTGTGTCTTTTAGCACTGAGACACGTGACACCACAACAAAAGACAACGGCGGATACCGCGCAATTTTGCCAGGGCTTAAAACGTTGACAGTAACCTTCACCGCATTCTACGCAGCGGACGCCACTAACGGCTATGAGGAACTGTTTGCAGACATGGAAGCAGGGCAAAAGCTCGACGTCACCATCGCGTCTTATCAGCAGTCTGACGACTCTGAAATCACAGACGACATGGACATTGATTTTGAGGCCTACTGCACCAGCCTGGAGCTGAGCGCAGGCACTGAAGACAACGCGTCATACACCGCTACTTTCGAGTGCGTCACCGACCCAACATTTACAGCTAGCGCATGACGATCACCCTAGACGGACGGACATTTCCAGTCAAGGCTAACATGCGCGCGTGGCGCAGCTTTGAGCAAGCGACTGGACACAAGGTAGCCAACATCGACAGCGAGGACGTCACACTGATGCCTGAGCTGCTGTTCTACTTTGTGCAGGAAGGCTGCAAGAAGCAGGGCATGACCTTTGACATGGAAGTGGACGACTTTCTGGGACTGATAGACGTGCAGGATTTGACTGCTGTTGTCGAGGTGATTGAGTCCTCCATGACTCCGCAAAAAAAAACGGAGAACCAGGAGACAACACACCACTTGAATGGGACGAAATAGAAGAGCTTGGACTTGGGCTTTTGGGCCTGAGTCCTTGCCTTCTGTATGACCTCACATTTCGAGAGTTTGGCAACGCGGTGCGCGGTCGCTACAAAGCTCAGGAGGCGCAGCAACGCGTGGACTGGGAACGTACGCGATGGCAAACCGCGTTACTGCTAAACGTACACACTAAGAAAGGAAGCAACGTAAGGCCCAAAGACCTTGCAGTGTTTCCTTGGGAAGAAAAGCCAAAGACTGGCATTCACACTGGCTGGGCACAGCTCAAAGCAATAGCTAAAAAAAATGGCGAAACTAGGAGACCTCGTAGTACGGATAGGAGCTGACACACG